CAATCTGTTTTAATTCCATCAAATGCTGTTTCTTCTGTAATTGTTTGAACAGCTTTAAAACCTTCAAATACTTGATCTGAAATAACAACTGAATCAGAATTAGCTGATCTAATGTTAAATTTATCTACAGCTTTAATAAAGAATTTTCCACTTCCTACAAATGGAGTTACAACTGAAGTTGCTGGTCTTGCAATTCTTGGAACCAGAATTGTTGTGTTGGAATAAATTGTTTCTGTAGTATCTGATGTGAACCTTATTTCATAATAATCTAAATCTAAGTTTGATACTGCATCAAATGTATGATGAAGTTTATCTCCAACTACATCTATTGAATAATTAGCAACATCATTAGGTGGGTCAAAGGCAGTTACTACCTCGTGTTGAGTTGATGTGAAGACAGATTTTACACCCAAGCTATTAATTGTTCTTGCTCTAATGTCATAAATGATACCCTCTTTAACAGGATATTTTTCTATAATTTGATTAGACCCTCTACGCATTAATCTATAATCCGTTGCAGTAGATTCTTTGTATTGTACTTCAAATTCATCTGCGAATGAATCTGTGTTTGATAAATTAACTATTAATTTAGAAACTACTGAACCATCAAATAACTCTATCACTTCATCTGTTACTGATGATATTATTGGTGCTTGTACTAAATTTGGATTAGGTAAAATAGTATCAGGAATTGTAGCAATTGGATTTCTAGTATTAAAATCATAAAAATTATCTTGATGTTCAAACAACTGAACATTAACAGTTAAATCTTCATTAATTTCTATACCTAATACTCTAAAAGGTTTAGCATTAAATCCACCACTAGCATAAGTGATTGCAACTATATCTCCTATTTCTAACTCTAAAAATTCTGATGTTAAAGTTAATTGTATCTGTAATTGGTTTCTTGATCTTCTAAGGATTACTTCACACAAAGCCTCTGCATTATATGTGTTGGTTACATTAGGAAATTGGAAATTACCTTCTAATAAAGTTCCATTATCATCTGCTAACATTGTTGCGTGTTTAAATTCAGTTGCAACATTAGTTTCATCTGTTGGTGGAAAAGAAACTGTATCATTTTGCCAATTCTTAAATGGATTAACATAAGTTCCTATTACCCTATTGTATTTATTATTTTTTCTTTCTCCTAATACTTTTGCACCACCAACTACATGATCTGAGGTTATAGTTTTTACTGCTGAACCTGTTCCTTCAATTTTAAGTTTATAAACACCATTATTATAAGTGAATAATGATCTCATAGGGTTTAAAAGTTTTTTTACATTCTCAATAACTTTTTGGTTTGTGTCCACTACAGCATTTGATTCAAATTTAATAATAGTTGGAACAACATCACTTACATAACTTCCACTTGAAAAACTAGAAGATAAATCTGAACTATATGAGCCACTACTAACTTTCCATCTAAAATCTAAATTGCCCCCATGTATTGAATTACCATAATAAATAATAACAGGATAAACAGAAGCACTAACTAAAGTTTTACTTCCTGTAACAGTTCTGTTGCTGTGCCAACCTCTATTATTTACAACTAATTTACTATTTCTATTACCTTCAACTTCTTTAAATAAATTATCTACAGTTTGACTAGCATCTCCAATATAAACTACAGATGAATCATCTGAATCAGTTTGAAAATTAAAACTTGCTGAACTTGGTGCTGTAAAATATCCGTAATATATTCTTGAATTGAAAGAATTTGTACTTACTCCACTAATAGATGTAACTTGATTTGATGATGTTGGAGATTTATTTACAAACCAATTAGGATTATCATTATAGTATCCATTAAATAATTGTTGTTTAAAACCAGCTATAGGTGAAAATATTTCTGTTCTTGGTTGGATTATAGTATCTGCGTCAGTTGCAGAAGTTTTAAAAGAAGCAAAATCAGATTCAAAAGCACTATCTGGTAATCCTTTTCCATATCTATCGTTTCTTAAATAATCTAAAAGAACTAATGCAGAGTTTTGTGTCCATGAAGTTGAATCATCTCTAGGGTCATAAATTTTTCTTCCTTTTAAAGTTACTCTTACTTGTGGAATAGAACTAAAAATATCTTGATTCCATTTAAATCTAAATGCAACATAACATACACCACTTAATTTATGGTTTGATGTCCAATTAGTAGAATTGGTTAATATAGATGATGCAACTTGATTGTCAGTACCATTGAATGCTTGAACTTGAATATGAGAACTACCTTTATAAAAATTATCATCTCCACCAGAAACTTCTCTTACTACTCCATGATCTAAATCACCAGCAAAGATAACTTGTTTATCATCTATAAATATTTGTTCTATTTCTTCAATCTCTCCCTCACAAACAACACCAGCCATATATAAATACTTATTATCTGTTCCTGATGATTCTACAAATACTCTGGTAATTCCAACTTGTCGTCTGCCATATACAATAGGGATTTGTGCATTGTTAGATTGCTTATTAATTAATACACCTCTTTCTTCTTCTGGTGTATCAAAGTCAGGAATATCAGGAATAGGAATTAACCACCCAATAAAACTACTTACAACATTTACAATTGCATCAACTATACCACCCATTAGTGATAACTCCTTTTAAACTTTTGACCTATTCTATAAATATCGCTATCAACTCTTAACCAATTTATAGAATGATCTACCTTTAATTGTTTTCTAAAATAATTATAAACCCAACGCATCATTTTAAATGTATTTTTAATAGATACAATCTCAATTAACCATAAATTATTACCAGAGTTCCATTCGTTAGGTTTGATCTTACCTGTTTGTTTAAATCTTTTTTCTACAATGTCATGTATATAAGCCCAATTAACAAAGCCAATTAATTCATCATTATCATAAAACTTTTTATATTGATTAAGTTTAATTGATGGCTCTAAGTAATTATGTAATGGTTTGCCTTTATAACGATCAAACTTATTAAATAGATTAATAACATCTTGCATTATGATCTACCCCATTTAATATCTTGTACTGTTTGTGAGGCAAATTCAAAACCTAAATCATTAATAAAATGTAATTGTTGAGAGTTGGTATTTGTTTTTCTACCCTCAATTTTACTAAAGTCTGACCAATGAGAAGCAACTACAATATTAGCATTAGATTGGTTAATACTTTCATCAATACTAAAAGATTCTATTCTACCTTTAAATAAAAGAAATGGGTCTGCAATAACAGCCTCATTACTATCTAAAAAACCTTTATAAACTTCTGCCTCTTTCTCCATATAAGAATTGCTTAAAAATAAAGATATGATTGTCTGATCTGCACCAGAAAATGATAGTGTAATATTACTAACTTCTACTTGTGATGATTCTGTAACACTTGTTAATTTGGTAAATAGTGAAGATGCTGAATAAGTATTACCATCATATGTAACGTCTTTATAATGGTCTGTAAATCTAAAGCCTGTGCTTACGTTGATATAAACAAGATTAATAGGTTGTAAGCTATTTGTTTCAAGTTCATTCTTTATTGCTGTTGTTAATGTTCTTGTCATATTCTTCGTATGTTGTTTGAGTTAAGCGTTCTGTACCTTTTAACATAGTAAAATCGAATTTGCTATTAGGTTTCTGATATTCTTTTAAATCATTATTTTGAGTATTTATTTGATCTTCATTAACAAGAATTTCGGCAACAAAATCGGCAGTTATTTTGTGGGTTATCTTATACTTTTTCATTATAAATTTTCTATTAGGTCTATCTGATACTTATAAAGATCATTAGTTACAATAGAATATTCTTGAATATCATTTGAAAGTCTTACAGTAAAATCAACATTGTCATAAACTAAAGCAATATCATTAGCTACATTTGTTCTCAATGGTGGTTCAAAAGTAAGAGTTCCTTCACCTGAACCATCTGAATCTAAATCTTCTACTGCCATATAAACTTTATCTTGACCAGCAAATCTAAAGTAATCTCCAGCTTTTAAAATATCATTCGTGCTTGTAGCCATACCATCTATTGTGCAAGTAGTAGCACCAGCAGTAATTGCACCATCAACACTTATAGTTCCTGACGCAACACCTTGTGCATTTGATACAACAGGTGGAATAATTGTAAAGGTATTTAACTTTGCTCTTTGTTTCATTATAAATGCTTTGATAGGTGCAAAGTTTGATCTGTTCATTGGTGCATAGTCTAAAGTGATTGTAAATTTTTGACCATCTATTTGTCTTGTTTGAACTCTACCTGATGTTGTTACACTAACAATAGTATTTTGTGATGAACCAATACTAGCATCTTGTGCAACAGGAGATGTTGGAAATTGTCCACTCATATTATACTAATGCCTCTTTACCTTTTTCGTTTAATGCAGAATTAATTACATTAACGATTGTTGCTCTGTTATCAATTAATAATTCTTTAACACCTCTAACATCTGTTGCGTTAATTGTAAAATTAACATTTGTATTTCCACCACCTGTACCTCTAGCTGATTGTGTAATTTGTCCTGTTGAGTTAGGTACAAATAATTCAGCACCTTGTTCTCCTACCATAATTGGTTCTCCTTTTGATACAGCACCACCAGATTGGAAACCTTTTATTTTATTTACTATACCTAAACCTGTTCCAATTACTGCACCAGCAGCAGCAAGATTAAATGGAAAAGGCATAGATGCAAGTGCTTTTGCACCAGCTTTATAAGCTGAAATTAATCCTTCTCTAATAGCTTGAAGTTTGAATATAGCTGTTGCTTTTTTTAATGCAAAAGTAACTGCTGAACCAATTAATGCTTCAACTATTGATCTAGTGATAGCAATTCTTAATGTTTCAAAATTTAATTTACCTGTCATAACAAAATCTGTCATTGCACTTTCTAATGATTTTAAAGATTTTTTACCAGCTTCTTCAAATCTATCAAAAACAGAAACATCTAATGAATTTTTTAATCCATCTTTAAATCCACCAAATGCTTCATCTCCAAAACTTGACAAAGATTCTTTTATAATTCTTGCCATTCTTTGGAATGCAGTTTCAGCTTCTTTTATTGCTGGTAAAGTATTTATAACAGCACCTTCCATTTGAGATAAATCAGTTACTACAATTTTAACTTTATTTCCAAAACGATCTATTACTTCAATCATCTTTTTACCATCTTCTAAAAAATCCTCTGCATCTATTGGGTCTTTTCCAATGTTAGCTAATTTTTTTACACCATCAATTATTCTATTTATTTGTGAGATTACTAGAACAGCACTTCCTATTAATAAATTTTTTCTAACTGTTGCGTTAAAACCTATCATAGCACCATTTGCAACTCCTATAGCAACAGAAATACTATAAAATAAAGCTACAATTTTAAATGATATAAATAATTTAAATGCTTCTGTTAATAGTCCAATATTATCTTTTAGAAACTTTAAGGCACTTGCTGTTCCATTAATTGCTTTACTTAATCCTGTACCAATCATAGCACCAAACTCGTCAATTTCTTTTTTGTTTTCCTCAACTGTCTTTTTTAAATCTCCTAGATTTTTTTTAAGTGCTTTAAAAAAACCTTTAGAAACTTCTACTTGGAATATAAAAAAAGCATCTTTTAAGTTAGAGATTGTTCCAAATAAAGTTTTAGAAAGTTCTTCCATAAGATTTCCAAACTTTCCATCTTTTCCAAATGCTGCATTCATTATTTTGATAGTATCCATAGCATTAACACTTACACCAGCTTTGAATCCTGCCATACCAGCAACACCTCTTTCTTTAAGTGATTCTGCAGCAGCAATACCTGTACTAAATGCTTTTTGAATTTGAAATGAAGCAAATGAAAAATCTCCACCCATTTGTGCTGCTACATTACCTGTAAGTGTTAATAAATCATCAAAACTTAAACCAGCAGCTTCAGCTTGTTTTCTAACAACTGCTAATGAAGTTACACCTTGTTGAACATTTTTTAATTCGAATGGAGTTCCAGCAGCAAATTTTGTTATTGATCTTAAAGCCTTCTCTCCTTCTTTTGCAGAACCAAATAATGTTTTTAATTGAACTGATAGATTTTCTACTTGTATTCCAGCATCTACAAATCCTTTAACAACAAGTCCAGCACCTAATCCTATAAAAGCATTTTTTAAATTAAATACAGATTGTTTTAATCTTGATAAACCTTTTTGAACATTACCTAATGCTTGTTTAGATTTATCTCTTGCTACTATGTCAATGTTAAGTTTTTGTGCCATTATTTATAATTCTTTGCTTCTGCTAGTGATTGGTTTCTTTTATACCCATCTTGCTCTTTTTTCAAGTAGGCTAACCAAAGATTATAATGGCTAACAGGCATATCAAGAACTTGTTGAATTGTGATGTGTAATCTTTCTGCTATTATTAAAAGCGACCTAACATCAGGGTCGCTATCTACTTTTTTTCTGCGTCCTCGTAATTAGTATCTAAAAGTATTTTATTAGCAACATCAGATATAATATTTGAATCTGCTTTTTTTCTTAAAGCAAATTTATCTTCTGGACTAAAGGCTTTGTTTAATTCGCCTTTATCATTTTTTACTTGCAATTTCATTATAAGCAAATCAACAAGAACAGTTAAGTCTTGAAAATTATTAGACTTCTTAAAGATAATGTTTTTTTCTTCAAGGGTTAATGGCTCTGAATAGAATACACTAGCATTTCCATGCTCGTCTTTCCATTCTTCTACCTCAATAGTGATA